TGGGATGTTTCATCATTCGGATTTGACGAACTCAACCCACTCATAGATCCAAGCGAAGAAGATGACACGCCACTATCATTCAATGAAGATGAGCCAGCCATCACACAGCCAGGTGACATCTACCAATTAGGCAGACACAGACTCATGTGTGGAGATTCCACCAGCATAGATGCTGTTGATAAACTGACCGAAGGTAAAACCCTAGACATGGCATTCACAGATCCACCATACGGCGTGAGCTACACAGGTGGCATCCAATTCACAGGCAAAGACACCGGCATCGCAGTCACCAACAACAGGCAGATGATCAAGAACGATGATGTTGATCTGTATGCAGAAGTCATGCCGATACTAGCCATCAAAGTAGCAGGGCCATGCTACATCTGGTTCGCTGGCACTAAAGCATCCAAACTCTATCAGGCTGCCGAACAGCACGGCGAGATCCATGCTCTCATCATCTGGGTGAAGAACGGTGGCTACGGTGCATTAAACGCCAACTACAAACAGAAACATGAGCCATGCCTATACTGGAAGCCATCAGGTGCAACACTACGCTTCACAGGTGAAACCACAGAAACCACCATTTGGGAGATAGACAAAGATGGCAAGAACAAACTACATCCAACCCAGAAACCTGTAGCACTAGCACACAAAGCCATCAGCAACCACGATGCACAAACAGTCCTAGACCTATTCGGTGGCTCAGGTGCAACCCTGATTGCATCGGAGCAGTTAGGTCGCACCTGCTACATGATGGAGCTAGATCCAAAGTATTGTGATGTCATAGTGAAGCGTTGGGAAGACCTGACCGGACTCAAAGCCACACTACTCACCACACCAGACACCAATTAGGCTGTAACTATGGCAAGACCTAGAAACAGACCACCTAAACCTGAAGTGCTGGCAAAAGAAGCCGAAGTAGTCAAACTCAGGCGTGGCGGATTAACCTGGGATCTCATCGCCAAACAGGTTGGCTATAAACATGGATCATCAGCACAAGATGCTTATGTCAGAGCCAGCCAACGCATAGTCAGAGATGACATAGAAGCCATCCGAAAGATGGAAGAAGACAGACTAGACATGGCTCAAGCCAGCATCTGGTCTAAAGTGATGCAAGGTGAAATCTCAGCCATCAACACATTCCTTCGTATCCAAGAACGCCGTGCCAAACTTTTGGGGCTAGACCAGCCACTCAAACAACAGATTGAAGTGACCAACTATGACGGTGACACCATTGATGCAGAAGTCCGAAGACTCGTTGAACTCCTTGATAGCAGCTCGCAGAGTGAAATGGACTCATCTCCAAGCCAGAGCTAACCAGATACCATCTGACGGTGACTGGCGTGTCTGGCTACTGTTGGCTGGCCGTGGATTCGGTAAAACCAGATCTGCTGCTGAATGGCTTGCCTTTGAAGCATCTCGGAAACGCAACACCAGGTGGGCGATAGTCGCACCAACATTTGCTGATGCTAGAGATACCTGTGCTGAAGGTGTGTCAGGTGTAGTGCAGATCCTGAGAGAGTATGGGACACTCAAAGACTACAACCGGTCTATCGGTGAGATAGTGCTGACCAACAAGAGTCGCATCAAACTCTATTCTGGTGAAGAACCTAACCGGCTTCGTGGGCCACAGTTTCATGGTGGCTGGTTTGATGAGCTCGCATCATTCAAGTATGCAGATGCATGGGATCAATACCAGTTCGGCCTACGCTTAGGTGACAGACCACAGACCGTGGTCACAACCACACCTAGACCAGTCAAACTAATCAAAGACCTGGTGGCTAGAGAAGGCATAGAGATTGTCCGTGGATCAACATTTGATAACGCCAAGAATCTCGCTGAAACAGCACTCGCTGAAATGCGACTCAGGTATGAAGGCACAAGACTAGGTAGGCAAGAGCTATACGGTGAAATCGTGGATGATGTGGATGGAGCGTTATGGACTCACGCCATCATAGATCAAGAGCGTGTCACAGAGTATCCACCACTCATGCGAATTGTTGTTGCTATAGATCCAGCCGTAACATCAGGTGACTCATCAGATGAAACAGGTATTGTGGTCGCTGGCATGACTAGCGATGGACACTACTATGTGCTGAAAGACTTGACTCTGAGAGCATCACCAGAGAAATGGGCGAGAGTGGCAGTCCAGGCTTTCCATGACTACAACGCTGATCGTGTCATCGGTGAAACCAACAACGGTGGTGACATGATAGAACTTCTGCTCAGACAAGTGGATGCTAGTGTGCCATACAAGAAGGTGACAGCCACTAGGGGCAAACTGGTGAGAGCCGAACCGGTGGCAGCATTGTATGAACAGCGTAGAGCTCATCATGTCGGAATGTTTACAGAACTAGAAGATCAGATGTGCAACTACACACCTGACTCAAACACATCACCTGACCGTATGGATGCGATGGTGTGGGCTATGCATGAGCTAATGGAATCACAGTCCAGTATTATGGGTTTAGCATCACTAGCGAAATTCTGTCCATCATGTAGGATGCCGATCACTCGGTCTGCGACTATCTGCACTTACTGCTCAACACCTTTGGAGAACTAATGGCTTTCATCAATCTGCCACCTAGTCTGCAAGGCATCATCTCTAACATTGAGAACAGGCTCGCCAAGTTGGAGTTGGGGAAACGCTTTACTTTCCCGAATGTGTCTTCTGATCCGGCTAACCCTAGGAAGGGAGATGCCTGGCTGAATCTGACTAGTAATACACCTAAGTATGTGGATGCGACTGGCTCAGTCAGCACATTCGGTGGTGGTGGATCTGTAGCATTAACACCAAGATTCAAGACAGGCTATTACTACACCTACATGGGAGTTGATGGTGCTGGTGGCACTTTAGCTTCAGCAATAACCAATGTTATGTATGTCCAACCGTTCTATGTTGGAGCTAGTGCAACAGCCACAAAGATAGCCACCTATGTTGTGACAACAGCAGCAAGCGGTGTGATGCGATTAGGTATCTACAACAATTCGGCTTCTGAAGATTACCCTGGCACTCTACTGCTAGATGCTGGCACAGTATCAACAGCAACAGTCGGAAATAAAATCATCACTATCAGCCAGCCATTATCGCAAGGGCTTTACTGGCTTGCTTATCTATCAACAACAGGCACACCATACTTGTTGGGTTTCAACAATGTGACTGGTGCAGGTGGTGGTGGTGGAGCAGCACCTAACACAACAATGATGCCAGCATTTCCAGCATCAGGGTTTACTTCTACTGCTAACGCTTTAGCATGGACTCTATCGGGACAGACTTCATTCCCAGCTACATTCACAGGCACAACATTATTCTCATCAAATGTCGGCACGATCTGGTTAGGTTTCTAATGGCTCTAAACATCACATACGGTGAAGGTGGTTTCTGTGAAACCTGCGATGACACACATGACCATCCACTACACAACATTCTGGAGCAGATAGAAGTAGCAGATCCAGAACCAACAGATCAGCAGAGAGCGAAAGAATCAGCTCAGGCGAAACTCAAAGCGTTAGGATTAACTGATGAAGAGATCAAGGCGATGATTGGTTAATAATGGGAATACTAGATAACTTTGCCAAGCGTGTGGCAGACCAGATCACCAAAGCATCACCAGATGTCGCACCAATACCTGAGTGGCAGATGCAACAGCAACGCTCATACGGTAACACCGTAGCTCTGCCAAGAGATCCTAATCTCGCTAATGTGCCTTTCACACCAGGCTTGCCTTTAGTTCCTGGCTCTATCAACCCAGTCAGACCTGATGGCAGACCTGATCCTAGGCGATACGAATACCAAGTCGCTCAGAACATCAACATAACTGAAACACGCCTAGTCCCATTCAAGACTCTGAGAGCAGCAGCCGAACAGATTGACATCCTACGCCGATGTGTTGAAGTGATGAAACAGAAGATGGTTGGTCTGAAGTGGGACATCGTTCTGGGTGAAGATGCTGTAGAGAAAGTCATGGCAGACACCGGTGAGAAGAACCGGATCAGAGCGATGTCTGTCGCTAAAGACAAGTTCGGTGCAGAAATCTCCAGAGCTAAACAATTCTGGGAAGTGCCTGACCTGAGCAACGGTCTAATCTTCTCTGACTGGCTAAACATGGCTTTAGAAGACATCCTAGTGTTAGATGCTTGGGCTGTCTGGCCACAGAAGACAGTAGGTGGTGACCTTCGTGGTTTGCAGGTGCTAGATGGTGCAACCATTAAGCCACTCATTGATGATCGTGGTATGCGACCATTACCACCACAGCCAGCGTTCCAACAGATTCTGTATGGTTTCCCACGCTCAGAGTTCGCTGCTCCATCTGAAGGTGAAGATGTAGATGGCGAATTCACTAGCGATGAACTGCAATACATGATCAGGAATCGCAGAACCACCACTATCTACGGTCTGTCACCAGTAGAGCGAGCATTACCTTTGGCTGACATTTATCTACGCCGTCAGCAATGGATTCGTGCAGAATACACCGATGGCGTGTTACCTGAGCTCATGTTTAAGACTGATGCCAACTTCGGTAACAACCCTGATCTGCTCAGAGCCTATGAGAACATCCTGAATGATGATTTGTCTGGTCAGACAGAACAGCGTAAGCGAGCCAGGTTGCTACCTGCCGGACTTGATCCTGTGCAGATGGATGGCTACGGCGAGAAGTTCAAAGATGTGTTAGATGAGTTCCTAGTGACCAGCATCTGTGGTCATTTTGGTGTGTTGCCATCAGAAATTGGTTTCACACCAGCAGCAGGTTTAGGTGGCTCAGGTCATCAGGCTGGTGAAGCCACATCATCTGAAGTTATCGGTCTGATTCCACTATCTCAATGGGTTGGCAGGATGCTGTCACAGATGTCTTATGTGTGGCTTGGTATGCCTAGAGAACTAGAATTCCGTTTCATGCCATCTGACCGTAATGACTCCCAGGCTCTAGCTCAGACACTAGATAACAAGGTTCGTGGTGGTCGTATGACTCTAAACGAAGCCAGAGCAGAAGAAGGTCTGCCACTTATAGACTCACCACTCGCTGATCAACCGTTGTTTGTTGCTGGTGGCCTGTTTACACTCACCGATGATGGTCTGATTCCTATATCGGCTGGTGGTATTGACACCAACAACTCTGGTGAAGCATCTACGGCTGTGCCAGCAGACTCACAGCAGGAACTACCTGATGAGTCACCAGCAGATAAACCAGCAGAACAGAAATTTGCGATACTCAAATTCAATGAGAATCACGGTGAAGGTGGTCGCTTTACAAGTGCCGATGATAGCGGATCTAATGCAAGTCCGAATGATCTGAGAGAAGCATCTCATGAAGCAGTCCAAAGTGCTATTACTAACATTCAATCTGCATCTTTAGCGGATGCAAATGCATCAGGTCATTATGCTAATCAATTCAGAGAAGCACAGGCATCAGCATCTGAAGCACAAAGGCATCTAAATGATGCAATATCAGCTCATGAGTCAAGTCAACATGATGTGGCTTCTGCTCACATGGAAACGGCTGCACAGTTGGTTAGTGATGCTGCAAGTAGCATGATTCAAGCAACAGGTGGTGGCAGTAACGCATTACGGTCTGCTGTTGGTATGGCTGATCAGGCTCGCCAAAATTATGCTGCTGCTAGCCGACTAGACAGCAACAAGGCTGCTATCCAGGAATCTAAAGCATTCATACGCTGGCTCAGAAAGTCCCCAACCAGACCTTTCACATTCACATCCATGCCATCCACCTATGCTGAAACCCTAAACAAGTTCGTGGCACTAGGTGACTTTGATGGTGCTAGATGGTTTGCAGAGCGATACATCTCATGACCTTTTGGCATCAGGTAGATGGAGCTCTGACTAGGACATCAGCCAGATACTCTACAGATCTCAGAGATGCTCTAATCAATGCCATCAACATTGACAAGATAGTAGATGAATGGAATGCCACTCATCCAGCCGGTGGAGAAACCACGCCACAGCAAGCCAGAGAATGGGCGAATGTCCATGTGCTGTTCTCTGATCAGGATGTGCTGACTGCTCTCAGAAAGATTTACGGTGCAGGATACCTGCTTGGTGAAGATTCAGCTCAGTCTGCTGTAGCGTTTCAGCGACTCAGGAAAGCACCTAAGACAGAAGACATCTTCAGCAAACTACAGATTGACTGGTCAGCGTGGAAACCAGGTGGCAACCTAGGTGAGTTACTGGTCAGACCTAAAGGCGGCTTACAGTCATTGCTGGATAAGGCTTACGCCACTATCAAGGGATTCAACGCCACCACTATTAACAGGATTGGCACAAGACTTGCTGATGCTTTGCTGACTGGTGCATCTGCTCAAGAGTTAGCGAAGAACCTGAAAGACATTGTTGCTGATCCGGTGCGAGCCTATACGATAGCTAACACCGAGATGAAGCGAGCCATGTCTAACGGTGCGATGGACAACTATCGTGAGTTAGGTGTGGAGCAGATGGAATGGTCTGCTTTAGATCCATGTGATTTGTGTGCAGAGTTTGATGGTGAGCGTAGAGCAATCGGTGATGAGTTCGGGGATGATGTTACAGAGCCACCGGCTCACACTAACTGCCGATGCACTCTGATGCCTGTGCCACAGTTCACAGGTGATGATGATGAATCTGATTCCATAGAGATGTCTGCTCACATTCAGAAGGGTGTGCCAGGGCCGTGGGAAGTGGCTAGAGCAATGAGCCGTCTTGAAGTGCTACCTAATCCAGCACATCCAGAGTTAGATGATCCGTTGAAGTATGTAGAGTCACCGTGGCAGGTTGTGCCTGTGCCTACTGTTGATCCCAATCTGTGGGATGATGCGACTGTTGAAGTGCATGATTTGGATGAGCTAGTAGCGACTGATGAATGGTTGAAGCGTAAGAAGATAGCGAAACACATTGAAGCGATGGGTCAGGCTATAACACCGTTTAGATCTCTGCCACTTATCGCCATAGTAAATGGGCAGAGTATCATTATTGATGGGCATCATCGTTTGATGGCTGTCTGGCTTTTGGGTCAGCAGTCATCGGCAGCCTACACGATCAGGATTGGATAGTCATGGCACTTCAACACATTAATACTCAGGTAAACACCACGGCTCGCATTTTGGTAAAGATTCCGGTTGGTGTCCAGCAGACTGCTGTGCAGATTTACAACAACACAGGTGCGACCATCTATCTTGGTGACTCATCTATTACAGCGACTGGTGCGACTATCGGAAACGCTTTGACTAACGGATCATCGGTGCAAATCTGGTTGTGTGCTGGGGATGAGCTATACGCTATCTGTGCTACATCACCATCAGGCTATGTATCGGCTATCTTCTCAGGTTAAGGTTTAGATAGTGAGTTTCACGCCACCAGCAGAAGTGCAGTCAAATGCCAAACGGGGATTAGAGCTCAGAGCCAAACACAATCGTGGTGGCACAGAAGTGGGTGTGGCTAGAGCCAGAGATTTATCTAACGGCACATCGGTATCGTTAGACACCATCCAACGCATGAATTCCTACTTCGCCAGACACGAAGTGGATAAGAAAGGCGAAGGTTGGGGGAAAGATTCAGCAGGATACATCGCCTGGTTGTTATGGGGTGGCGATGCTGGATGGTCATGGGCTAAAGGTATTCTTAGAGATGAAGAGAAGAAAGATAAAACAACAATGAGCAGTTACGCCACAAGTTATGCATCCATCATCAAGCAAGAGAAGCAGGAAGATGGCACTCTAAAGGTTTACGGTAAAGCAACCGATGACAGCCTAGACATAGATAACCAGATCTGTGATGAAGACTGGCTGAAGAGAGCTATGCCTGACTGGTTTCAGTCTGGTGGAAATGTGCGAGAACAGCATTCACAGATTGCTGCTGGTGTAGCCACAGACTACGAATCTAAGGCTGATGGCCACTACATCACAGCACTAGTGGTTGATCCGGTGAGTGTGAAGAAAGTAGAAACTGGTGTTCTAAAGGGTTTCAGCATCGGTATTCGTGGGCCTAGAGTGATTCGTGACACTAAGGCTGCTGGTGGTCGTATTGTGGATGGTCAGATTGTTGAAGTGAGCCTGGTTGATAGACCAGCAAACCCGAACGCTAAATTGATGTTGGCTAAGGCTGTTGAGAGTGGTGAACTGATGGCTGTATCTCAGGTTGGTGTGCCATCACCAGCAGATGTTGCTAAACAGATAAATAAGTTTAATGAAAATCACGGCGAAGGTGGCCGTTTCACTAGTGCCGATGGTGGCGATAGTGGCTCAAGTGGATCAGGTGGATCAGGTAGCTCAAGTCCATACGAACAAGATTCTTATCGGCATTCACAAACACTCAGAACAGAGCGTGTGGCAAACAGCAACATGGAAAGCCACGGCAGAGCCATGGATGCTCACCTAGAAAGAACACGATCTGATGTTGCTGATCGTAAAGAAAGAACAGCCAGGGATGAAGATAAAGCCAAACTAGATGAAGCATCTCAGCACTTCTCTGATGCTCAATCATCTGTCCAACAGGCAGAATCTGCTAGAGCAATCGGAGATTACGCTGGTGCAAATAGAGCCATGTCTGATGCATCCAGATCATACAATCTCGGTCATGCTTCTTTCAGATCTGTAACTGGCAGTAGCCACTACCTGAGAGATAACTTCCGTTATGCAGCAAGTCAATACAGGGCTGGAAGTAGCATCGCTAGCAGAGCCATCACAGACAGAGCAAACATTGGTTCTAAGTCTGTAGATGCTGTTAGCCTAGAGTCTATGAATAATCAAACATTGAAGTCAGATGGCTCAGATGCCATTGATGATGCGACCATTCAAGCCTATGCTGAAGCGGTAGCAGCAGAAGTGTTGGCTGATGAAACCCTGAATGAAGATGTGGCAGTAGAAGATGCTGTCACAGAACCTGTGGTTTCTGAAGAAGATACTCAGGCTGTAGAGCTCATCAACGAAGTCAAGAGCATCCTGCCTACACTAGTCAAATACGACCAGGTTACATTTGAGCGAGCCAGAGAAGCACTATCTGATCTCATCATTGTTGAAGCCACAGAACAGAAGCAGGGTAGCGATGAGCGTGAGAGCATCAAAGAGCTATTGCAGTCCATCAAGCATCTGTTCCATTGGTATGCAGGTGAAGTCGCTGAAGGCGAAGTAGCATCACCAGATCCATCTCTAGTGGATGATGATGCAGATGAGATTCATCTATCTGCCACACCGGATGTTGAATGTGAATGTAAGTGTGACAAGTGTGCAGACTCTAAGGGATGCGATGCAGACCTATGCAAGTGTGACATGACTAAATCTGTTACAGCAGAACTAAACTTGACTACTGATGAGAGTGTGGTTGCTATCATCGTAGAGAAAGCGGTGGCACAAGCCAGAACCGCTGTTACTGAAGAGATTGCATCTCTGCAATCTGCATTAAAGGCAGAGCAAGAGAAAGCAATTCAGTTGCAGGGTGATCTGGACATCGCTCAGAAGGCAGTAGTCGCTGGTGGGCCGAAACGCTCTACCATCACAACCAAATCCAATGACTCATCAGAACTTCTAATCAAGTCTGCTGAGTATCTAACCAAAGCTAAGAACACGGCTGACTCTGTGCTGGCACAAGGCTACCGTGAACTGGCTAAAGATCTTCGCAAACAAGCGGAGAAAGGAAACTAATGAACACTCCAAAGGCTTCAGACCTTTTCGGTGACTCAACATCTCCGAAGAAGGCAGCTCAGATGCATGAAGAATACATCGCCGAGCTAAACAAGTCGCTTGCTAACCCAAGCAATGTTCCTGGTCAAGCACCTGTGGCAGATCCTATGGCACAGCTTGAATCACTAGTAGCAAACAAGTCACTATCTGCTGATGCTGTAGGTGCTTTGAATACTGCTCTAGCGGCTCAGAGATCTGCTTCAGCAGACATGATCAAGGACATCACTCTAGCAAACCCACTATCTAGCTCATTCGCAGCGTTTGACCTAGAAGCACCTGCTAAGTTGCTAACACCTAGACCAACTCCACTTCGTAACAAGATTGCTCGCAAGAAGGGTGTAGGAACATCACACCGTCTAAAGAGAATCACCGGTTACACAGGAACTGGCACAGGTGGTCAGGGCAACATCTGGCCTGGTATTACTGAAACCACTACCAACACATTTGGTTCAATCGCTTTTGAGCGTGGGCCAAAGATCAGCTACACCGCTGACGATGTTGTAGTTCCATACTTCAGTTACTCACTATCTGACAGCGTATCTTTTGATGCGAACTTCTCAGGTTTGGGTTACCAGGATCTACGCCAACTATCATCTACCAGCACTCTGTATGCAACCATGTTGATGGAAGAAAGACAACTTCTATTCAGCCGTGGCACAGCATCAGGTCTGTCAGGTGCATTGGCTGCTCCAACCGTAACTCTAGGTGCGAGAACTGCTGCTACTGGTGAAACTTCTCTAGGTGCAGCCACATACTATGTTTATGCAACTAGCGATGCTGGTGCTTTCGGTGAGTCTGTTCTTTCTACAGTCGCATCTCAGGCAATCACATCAGGTCAGGTTCTGACCATTGCTGTAAACAATGTTGCTGGAGCTCTAGGCACAAAGGTCTATGTAGGAACTGCAACTGGTGCTGCTAACGCTCACTATGTTGGTCGCATTACTTCATTGGCTGGTGTTCTTCAGGGATCTGCATCTCTAGTCAACACCAATGACAACCTAGTGTTCAACACAACTGGCACTCTAGCATCTACTATCTCAGCAGACACATCAGCATACTCAACTGGGTATGACGGTATCTTGGCTCAGATTTTCACAGGTGGAACAGTAAATGAGATCAACTCACAGTTCTCTACTGCAAACCCAGGTGCAGAATTCCAGACCGTATTCAGCACTCTATACGACACCGTCAAGGCTGACCCAGATGAGATTCTTCTCAATGGTGCAGACCGTAAGCAGTTGTCTGATGCAATCAAGAACGGTTCAACCGCTAACTACCGTCTAAACCTAACTCAGTCTGAAACTGGTGACTATGTAGGTGGAGCAGTAATTGGTGGTCTGCACAATGAGATCACAGGCAAGCTTGTTGATCTAACTGTTCACCCATGGTTGACTCAGGGTGTAGCTCCAGTCTTGTCATACACACTACCTATTCCTGACACCGAGGTGTCTGATGTTTGGGCTGTAGTGAATGTTCAGGACTACATGGGAATCCAATGGCCTGTAACCCAGTTCGCCTACGAATTCTCAACTTACTACCGTGGAACATTTGTTGGTTATGCACCAGCATGGAACGGTCTAGTAACTGGTATCAAGTCAGCCTAATCGCTGATCAGGTTCGGGAAGGTGGGGATGTGCCAGATGGTGCATCTCCACCTTTCTAACTAACAGGAAGGTAATTTTATGGAGCGACTACTAGTCCCCAATGATGGTGTCAAAGGTGTGGATGTTACCACAGAGCGTGGCACTATCAAATACAATGCTGACTCATCTGGTGCAATCCTGGTTGATAACCCGAAACACGCTAGACAGATGGTTGCTGAAGGTTTTACCAGAGCTACAGGTGTGTTCGGTTTCGGAGCAAACGGATCACCATGCACCGGCTGTGGTTTCGCTAGTGTGTTTACCAAATACATTTGTCCTAAGTGTGGAGTAGAGAATGGCTAATGGCATCAGTCCAATCAGGCGTGAAGTATCTAGTCCATACTTGTCGCTGGATGAGTTTAAGAATGCACCTACTGCTTTGGACTACGGCAACCTTGTTGCTGGTGGTAACCAGGCTGCTCAGGATGCAGAGCTCACCAACGCAATCACTAGAGCATCATCTTGGATTGATCAGTATTGCAACCAGATCATAGGTGCTACAGCCGATTCAGAACAGCAGAGAACCCGAATCAAACCTGATGGCACTATCAGATTCCATCCTAAATTCTCGCCTGTAATCGCTCTCACATCTTTCTCATGGGGTATGACACCGAACAGCCTGATAACTGCCACAGACTGTTCTGTCGCATGGTTTGAAGAGCAAGAGATCATCTTCCCATACACCGGCACAGCCTTGACCTACTCATCGCAAGGGCCATTATCTTTCGGATTTCCAACATCAGGCAGACAAGAAGTGTTCATTAAGTATGACTATGTAAATGGGTATGGCAATACTTTGACATCAGCATCAGCATCTGCTGGTGCAACATCTATCACCGTGAAGAATGGCACAGGTTTCACACCAGGTGAAACAGTCAAGATTTATGACGGTGCATCTACAGAGAACATCACCATCGGATCTGGCTACACTTTCGGATCAACCACTATCCCACTAGCATCACCTTTAGCGTATGCACATAACTCTGGGGTATCAGTTTCAGCTCTACCTGCTGCTGTTAAAGAAGCAGCCATCCTAGTCACATCGGCATATTTGAAGATTCGTGGTGATGCCAGCCTGATCATGGCTGTGACCAACAGTCCAAGCCAGCAGACACCAGGCTCACAGATGGTTGGTAGTGACATAGCTCACGCTCAAGAACTACTCAAACCTTTCAGAAGAATCCGATGAGCAGACAGCAAGTTAGAGATACGGTTGCCACCTGGGTTGCATCAGCCAGCATCCCACATCTCAATCAAATCTTTACCAGCCATCCTAAGAGAATCAACTTTCAGGCGAACTCTACTGCTGGCGAATACAGCAGAGCAGCAGGTGTGGTTTTCATTCGTGATGAATCTGAAACTCGTATCGCTGTTGGTGGAGCATACTCAGGTTGGAAGAGAGTTGACTACACCGTAGATTTTCAAGTGTTCTTTCACTCTATGCAGAACTATGCACAGGATGCTATGGATGAGTTTGATGCGATAGTAGATGCCATTAAAGATCAATTGCGAGCAGGTGGGCATAGACTAGGACAGACAGATGGCGATGTCATCTGGCAAGCAGCCGAACCACAGATCAATGTCACCTATGGTGAGCCAGCCACCAATGATGGTGGAGCAACTGAAATCTGGGCGGCGATAGAATTTACTGTGACACAGATGATTCAGGCATAGGAGTTATACATGGCTAAGTATCAATACGATGGAGAGTCAGAGCTCTATTTTCCATCTTTAGGTTTGACTATCAAGAACGGTGACATCTTTGATGCACCAGATGATCTGTCTGCACCTGGAGTCACACTTGTAACTAAATCTAAGAACACACCTGCACCATCAGAATCAGAAAGTGAAGCATCCGAATGACCGCACAAGCCAGCGTAAGATCCTATTTAGGTATTGCGAAAGAAGCCACCGAAGGCACTAAGGTAGCTCCAACTGCCTTTATACCTGTTGCTATCGGCAAACTAAAAGCAACCGACATGATTGCACCACTACTGGATGACGGTATTCGTGGAGCGAATGTGAAAGACTACAACTACATTCAGGGTCGCAAGCACAGCGAAATTGAATGGGGTGGCTCAGTATTCCCTGACACTATTCCATGGGCTATCGCAGGTCTGCTTGGTGATGTGACCACCACCGGTGCATCTGCACCATACACTCACTCAATCTCACTAGAGAACTCAACAGCAGTTGGTGGCAATGTGCAACCTACTTCTTTCACTCTAACCGACTTCTATGCTGCCAGCGTGAGATCATACCCAGGCTGTAAGGTTCACGATTTCACATTGAACTTTAGTGCAGATGGTCTGCTGGAATACGATGCTAAAGCTACAGGCTGGTCATCAAGCGTTCCATCTACACCTACACCATCATTCACAGCCGTGCTTCCTACACCGGTCTGGGCGGCTACCGTAACTCTAGGTGGATCAACAGTATCTAACGCTGTTGAAGGTAACATCCAGATGAGCAGACCTACTGAAGCCATCTTCGGTATCGCAAACACTCAAGATCCATACACCGTGTTCGCTGGAGCATTAGAAGTCAAAGGTCAGTTACGATTCGTGATGGAAGATGACACACAGCTCACAGCATTCTTGAGCCAGGATTCAGCAAACTTGCCAGCATTAGTTGTGAACTGGTCACAGGGATCTGGAGCGACTGCCACTCAGGTGCAAGCGACTCTATCTAAGCGAGCATACACAACAGCAGTCATTGATCGTGGCAAAGACCATGTTGAAATTGTTGTTGACATCATCGGTCTAGGTAACTCTACAGACATCGGCTCAACTGGTGGATACTCACCAATCAAGTGGGTAGTGAAGAACGCCATTACATCTGGCACATACCAGTAAAGCGTGACGGTCACAGGATGGAAACGCCTTCCTTCGTCTTGTGACTGTCACTCATTTTGGAAGGCATAGGAAGGAACAATGACCACAATCAAACTGCCATCTGGCAATACTGTAACCCTGAGAGATCCTAAATCACTCAAGCATAAAGACCGTAAGACCATCTATGTGGATGGTGAACTAAACACCAGGAACAGCATTGAAATGATGGAGCGTATCATCGCCATCATGGTGCAAGACTGGTCATACGATCTGCTGATACCTAGTGCCAAACTAGATTCTTTGGGTGAGCTATCTATCCCAGATTACGATGAGTTGCAGGATAGAATCCAACAGTTGTTGCCATCTATCTTCCCACAATTGGCTCAGTCAGATGCTGGTGAAGCAAACCCAAAAGCGACTGGCGAAAACTTCAGCGACTAAAATGGATCATACAGGGTGGTCAAGCACATCGTGACTTTGACTATCCTGATGCTGAGTGGCTTTATTTCATTTTGGCTGAAAGGTTTGGTTGGACACCTACTCAGGTAGATGAGCAACCAGCAGCCACGCTTGATTGGCTTATAGCCATCGGCAACCTAGTTGATGAAGTGAAGAAGAATCAGACCTGATGAGTGATGAGATACACATTAAGAATCTGGCTCAGGTGCTGTCTGCCATAAAGAATCAAGAAGGCAAGATGGAATCGGCTGCCAATTATGGTGTGCAACAGGTAGCAGTCAATCTGGTGTATGAAACTCAGAAACTACTCAACAATAATCCACACTCGCTTCGTGGCAAGACATGGTATCCGAAAGGTCACATTGGTGGAGATGGCACACCACCAAACCGTAGATCAGGTCATCTGCGAGATAGTTTCCAGATCAACCCTGTGAGTGGCTTTCCTGGTTACGCCTATAAAGTATTCCCAACCATGGTGTATGCCAGATCACTTGAGCTCGGTAACCCTAAGTGGAAATCAGGTGCAAGGTATCCTTATCTTGAACCATCTGCTCGCAAAGTCAGGGCTAAAGCGAACAAGATATTTCTTCAAGCATTTCTAAGTAGATACAAGGGTTAACATGGCTGGCGAAATCCCACCGATGATTGTAGAGATTCAGTTAGAAACAGCCAAACTGAAATCTCAGATGAATGGTCTGCAAGACGAATTTAAGAAGATTGGCACTACTGCTAACAAGAGCTCAGGTCATCTTGGTGGCATGGATGGTGGTCTGAAGAAACTCACCGGATCCATTAAGGGAATGTTGGGTTTCGCTGCTGTCGCAGGTGTGCTGACTTCTAGTGCTAAGGCTGCTGCTGATGATGCTGAGTCCATGAAACTTCTGCATCTACAACTGAAAGCATCTACTGGTGCGACTCAGGCACAGATGTCAGCAGTTGATGAGCAGATTCAGAAGATGCAGGATCTGACTGGTGTTGCTGATGATGAACTTAGACCAGCCTTCAGCAACCTGGTTCGCTTGACCGGTGATGTCAAAGAGAGCCAAGCATTAATGGGTGTGGCTCTGGATGCAGCAGCGGCGAAGGGTAAGCCTGTTGGTGCTGTGGCGAATGCTTTAGCAAGAGCTCATGCAGGTAATACTGCTCAACTTACCAGGATGTTCCCTGAGCTAAAGAAATCTAAAGACATCATGGGTGATCTGGCTAAAGAAACTAAGGGAGCAGCCGAAGCAGCAGCCGATGCCAACCCGATGAAACAACTGAGTGTCATGTTTCAGGATATGCAAGAAACTTTGGGCAAGGCTCTGCTACCTGTGCTTCGTGCTTTCATGAAGATTCTGAAGCCACTCATGCCAATCATTGCTGATCTGGCTGACATCATCACAACAGTAGTGGATGCTGTGATGCCTTTGATTACGGCACTCATGGATGCACTCATGCCAGCCTTCAAGGCGA